TGTGTCAAACCTAGTGGCACTGTTAGCCAACTTGTTGATTCTGCCTCTGGTATTCATGCTCGACATAGTCGTTATTACATACGAAGGGTTCGTGGCGATAAAAAGGACCCTCTTTCGACTTTTCTAGTTGAGCAAGGTGTTCCTGCCGAAGATTGTGTAATGCGACCAGACAGCACAGTAGTCTTTTCCTTTCCGATGAAGGCTCCTGAAGGAGCAAGACTGCGTGACGATCTAACAGCATTAGAGCACCTCGACCTATGGTTGATGTATCAGCGTCACTGGTGTGAGCACAAACCGTCTGTGACTATCTCTGTTAAGGAAGATGAATGGATGGATGTTGGCGCATGGGTGTGGAGGAACTTCGATGAAATCTCTGGTATATCGTTCCTGCCTTGGGACGGTGGTAGTTACCGCCAAGCGCCTTATGAAGAGTGTTCCGAAGAAGCATACAATGAACTCTTAGCAAAGATGCCTAAAGATATTTACTGGGACGGTCTTGTTGAGAAGGATGATAATGTCGAAGGCGCTCAGACATTGGCCTGCGTTTCTGGGCATTGCGAAATATGATTATAAACTTCTATCTTATTTCTGGTATGATGGTTGGTGCAGAATTCGTAAACTTAGACGATGACGAAGACTTTAACAAAGGCATAGTCATCGATTTGTTTGTGTTACGAATAATGTTTCTTTGGTAAAGAGTCTAGGTGGCGGTACTTTAGGGCCTCTTCGGAGGCTCTTTTTTTTATCTAAGATACAAAGACATCTCATCCTTACGGCGTTTTACAAGGCCAGGCAGTTCTTTACCGCCAGCCTTGGTCCACTGCATGAAGGCTTCCGCAGCGCCATCAAAGTCACCACGGTTGTGCTTCATGCGGATGCTAGAGCGTTGGAGATTGCCGAGGCCAACATTGAAAGAGAAGGATACGAGGCTGTCAAACCTAGACTGAGTAAGATCAGCAGGACACAGTCGTAATACGCCTCGCTCAAACGTAGCCAAGTCTGCGGCAAGAATGGCATCAACCTCTGTTGTAGTAAGCTGTCTGTCCCAGCCATCAGGGATTGGTAGTGTTTTTCGTTCATCAAAAGGCACCTTTATATGGTTAGGGTCTATGACATGGCCTACGCCAACTGTCCACAGCAGCGCAGGACAGCGATATGGCTTGACACGAACACCCTCATGGTGCTTAATCATGTCAATACATTCGGCAGATACCTTCATTTCTTAAACGATTGTGTACCAAACCAGAAGGCAATCACTGATGAAAAGATAATAGCACTGTCCTCATCCCACAGGATAGCCATTGCTTGGTCAAAAGGCACACCAGTCTTCCATGCGTAGAAGAAGCCAAAGATGTTCACAAAGAGCAACATTACGAACATACCATAGGTAATCAGAGGCCTTACTGAAGCACGAAGATTGATAACCCACTGTGATGCACCTTTGCCAATCTCAATATCGTGTGCATAGAGTGCCTGTCGTTCCTGCACCGCTGTCTGCATCGCTACCTGATCTGTGCGTATCTCTTCTATGCGAGTCTGTGCTAAGAAGCCTTTCTCGGCCATAGCCAGTTCACGGTCTGTCTGCATCTTGGCTAGGTCTAACTCATGCTTCTTATCTGACCTGTCTTGAAAGAAGTCTAGGAACTTGGGCAGGCCTCCCATAAGGAAGGAGATTAGCGTAGATATTAAAGTAATCATTACATAACTCCAGTCATATTAAAGTAATCATTACATAACTCCAGTCAATTTAAAGATTCCATACACAACAGCACTAGCAACTAAAATCATTCCCCACTCTCGTCTAGTCTGCATACGCTTACGATAAAACTCATCGTTAAGTTCTAGATGTTGTTTTCGTAGTTGTGTAATTAAGGACTTGACTTCTGACACTGCTGGCCTTCCAAACTCCACTTCAATCTGCTTATACATCTCCATCTCTGCGTCCCTGATTTGCCTAATGATTTTGTACTCTTCATAGGCAGACATGAACATCATGTCACCACGGCGTTCAATTTGCTGTTGTTTGCGCTTCCAGGCAATCCTAGCCTTTGCTTCCTCGTCTAGGAAGGTATTGACTTCTTTGGCGGTTTCGTTGATCTCTCTGCCAACTTTTACCGCTTCTTTGATGCCTCCTAGCGCAGCACGGACTGATGCTGCTGGATCAGACATTTTATTGTCCTAGTTGTAAGTCTGCTGGTAATTCAATAGGTGTTTGTAGCCCAGTTTGTCTTTGTTCCTCGGCTCTTTGTTGTCCCATTTCTGCAGCAGAACCTACAACACCAGCGCGATACATATTCACACCAGACCTTACTAAAACATTATACAAACCAGATTTAGCAATTTCTTTTGCTTTGTCTGATGCAGCCTGTGAGTTTATAATCTGGATATTCTTTGCAGCCTCTTGTGCTAACTCTGGATTTTTAAACACTTCTAAAAAAGCATTGTCTTTGGATTCAATGCCTTTCTGTTGTGTAAACCTAGAAAACAAAATAGACGCTTTATATCCAAAGGATGAAATACGGTCACGCAGTAAAGAACCAACGCCAGGACCAGATGTTCCAATTGCTCTTTCTAATATGTCACCTTCAAGAACACGAGCAGGCGGATTTACAGGAAAAGAACGGCCAAGTATTTGTCCGGCCTCTGTTAGTTTTTCTACAGTAGAAAAGTTATCACCAAAAGCACGTTCAAAAGCCTTTCTATTTTTATTTAGAAAGTCAACAGGATCTTGAGCATCTAATGCTTTATTTAACATTATTCCTTGCAAGCCTTTTAATGCTCTGCCTGTTGGGTCTGCTTTAGAAGCACCAATTAACTGTGATAATTTACTTAAATCTTGGAACGCACCAGACTCTCCTGTTTTAAATACTTGGTCTAGGTCTTGTTTCTTTGCTATTGCTTTTAGTGCGGAGTCTTCTAATGCCTGCATCCCACTGACCGCCGCTTGTCTCTGTGCAATAAATGTTTCCATATTCTTTTCTGCATTAGAAAGAAAACCTTGCAATGATGGAACTTTTGCAATAACTTCCTCATTTTTACGCACAAAAGAACGCAATGCGTCTTGATTTAGTACACCATCAGGAGTCAAAGAGTTAGGCTGTGATAAAAACTTAGTTATTAAACCATTTGATAGAAACTGCTCTGTGTCCGAATTTTGACCAAAGATACGATAGAAATCATCAACATTGCTTGGTTTTACAAGTTGATTTATAATATCTTCATCTTTTACTCTTTCTCCCATCCTTGTTTTAGCGCCTACAATACCACCAAGACCTTTACGAAATACTTCCCTGTATTGATCGTCATAAGCAGCATTTAGTGCTTTGTATTTATTTTTAATATCGTCCGGTAGTGTTTCAATAGCGTTATCAATCTGTGTTTTTAGCTGACCCAGAGCAAACATCCGTTGTCCGGCACCGGGAATGTTAGCAGCATTTGCTTGTTGTGCGGCAAAAAAGTCAGCATTGGCTCTACGAGACAAAGAACGTAAGTCATTAAAATTAACAGGTTCAAAACTAGGCGCTGCCGCTGTAGCAAGAGGCTCTCCTGACGGACCTAATATACTTGGAGTAGGTACTTGTTTTGGCTTGAACGCTGTTTGAACAAGAGTAAACAACTCTGGAGATTGTTCAAAAATCTGTCTATTCTGTAAAACAGTGTTATAAATGTTTCCAACTTCGTTAGATGCTAAACGAGCACCAATAGAATCTGCTTCTGAATCTAAAGCAGAATACTGATCTTTAAATAAATCACCAACAGCTTTTCTTCGTGTTTCGTAAGCCTGCCTAATTTTATCGCCAAGTTCTTGCCTGCCTGTCCTTACAAAAGTAGAACTTAAATTTTCAATATTATCATCGGCATTTTTAACTAATGAAGCTAGTGCTGTTTTAGTTTTATCTGCTTGCCTACCAGCAAACACAAATGAAGACTCAGTTACCGGAAACAACTCAGCAGTTTTAGCACGCACAGCGGTCATGCTATTTTGTGTCTGTGAGATAACTTCAGGAATCTTATCTACTTGCCGCTGTAAAGCCGCTTGTGCTCTAATTCCAACAGTGGGTGATGCCGTGGCTTGAAATAAGTTAGGACTAAAGCCTGGAATAAGTTGTTGAATCTCTGCAACACGGCTTAACTTCTCAGGAATAGTTGGATCTTCAATCATAATACGATTGATCTGATCAGCGTTTACTGCGTTTACAAGTTTATTATAATTCTCATCTCCAACAGCACCCTGTATTTTACCTTTTAAAGAAGTAATAAATTCTTTTCCAACCTTGGGCGCAAGTGTAAACGCATTATATAAAATGCTAGATGCTGTTCCAGCAGATAAAGCACCTCCGATAGCTAACGGTGCTTCAAATGCAGAACCCTCTCCTAACATTCTTCCTATTTCAAAACCAGCACCAGCACCAAATGCGGTTGCCACAGCCTCTCCTGCCGCCTTCGGAGAACGAGTAAATAATGATGCGCCTTTAGGGCCAGGAAGCAGTATAGTAGGCAACGCTTGTGTGCCTGCCGCTATTGTTCGTTGAACAACATCTTCAGGCGGTCCTATCTCAGTTACTCCAAACAAACTTGGAATGCTTTTAGATAGTTTAGTTGCGGCTAGTTCTGTTTCAAATGTAGGAATACGAAACGGCAGTAACAACAGCTGTGCTACATTAGCCGCTCCTATTTTTAAATTCTCACTTAATACGTTTTCAAAACCAGCACGAGAAACACGAGAAGGAGTTGCACCAGCTTCTAAAGGAGTAAAATCACCAGCAGGACCAATAGATGTAATAGGCTCGTCCCACTTAATCGGACCCATTACGCTTTTATCTTGTGCCATTATTGACCTTTCAGAATAGTGATAGTACCGTCACCATTATAAATAAACTCTTTATCGCCTTGCTTTAATCTTTGTCCTTTTGTTAACTTGTACTGATTAACAACATCAATAGGGATATACTGTTGTCCTTCTGGAAGTTTAGGACGAGTGAACTTAGTAGCGGAAAGCGGAGCAATTTCGTCTGCTTTTTCTTTTAAAGCGCCCCTAAACGGAGTTGCAGTAGAATCATATTGTTTAGCAATGTAATCACGAATTGCGTTTAAACTTTCTAATTGATCTTCTTTTGTTGCGTTACCAATATTACCGCTAACAAACAGACTTAAAGTGTTTGTGACACGCTCACCAAGATTACCAGTATTAACAAGCCTATTGATTTCAGAGGCAGCTTTCTGAGAATCTCCAAAAGCACCTGCCACAGTTTGTTCAAATAATCTTTGGGAGAACGGTGATTTATCATTTCTTCGTAAACTAATTGCTTGATCAAGTGCTGTAATTTGTTGAACAAATGGTTTTAACTGATTATTTATAAGTGCTATTGCTTCAACTTTGCCTCTTGGGTCTTCAAAGTTCATTTTAGCAGCAGAAGCTGCGGCCCTGTTTGTTTCATCTTGTCTTATTTTAGCATCAATCGCAACCCACTGATCTTTAGTAAAGGCTGTTACATCTGATGGAATAGCGAACCCAAGAGCGCCTGCTGCTCTTATAATTTCTTGTCCTGGCGCAAGTGCCTTAACTTTTTCAATAGGAACTAAATCTGATATATTTCTAGTTCTTTGATATGTCTGTAAAGATTCAGAAGTAAACTTTGAAGGATCTATTTTACCAAAAGGAGATTCTTTTGCAAATTGTTGTGCAATAGTTAATGCCCTAAGCCCCGCATTAGGAGCAATAGACATTAGTTCTTGTCCAATCTTGTTAAGAATATTAGGGTCTGTTTGATTCTGATTAGCATACTTAGATAGTACAGTTTGAACTGCTACTGCTTCTTGTAGTTGTGGATCAACAGGAGCAGGAAACAATCCTTGTTTAACCGCTTGTCCGGCAATATCTCCAAAACGAAGCCCAGCCTGATATAACCCTCTAAAAGGACCAAATTCCTGTCCTTGTTGGGAAATCATTTGATTACGCAATAACTGTTCTTGTTGTGCTTCTCTCTGTCGAGCAAGAGCAATCTCTGCTGGAGAAGGCCCAAACACATTAGAAGTAGAACCAAATAAAGATTGGATTGCCATAATTAGTTCCTAGTGTATTATTTAATAGGCTACGTTTTGAAAGTTTGCAGGGTTATATCTAGTTAAGCCTAATAACTTATCATAAAGCGATTGTTGTTGCTGGCCTTGCATATATTGCTGGCCGATATTTGCTATGTTTTGAGCAAATAAAGTAGGACCAACCAAACCGCCTTGTAGTTGGGTCTGTGCTGCTCCTAAACCACCAGTTAGTAACATTTGACCAACATTTGATCCAGAAGCGGCTGTTCTACCGCCCAACTGAGCACCGATGTCTAACGGCTGCCTTGCTGCCTCTTCCAGCAACTGCGATACATTGAACTGGGCCTGGAACGGTGCCAAGGCCCGTGGCTGTAGTCCATAACTTTCACCAAACAGACCTGTTCCAAAGCCAATACGCTGCTGTGCAGCCTGTTCTGCCTGCGCTGCTAACTGCAGGTCCTGCTGGCGCCTAGCAGAGGCAAGAGCAGCCAATTCTGGCTGTCCTGTGGCACCTACATTAAGACCAGCACGACCACGACCAAATACAGAGGCAGCAAGACGCTGTTCCTCTGCCTGACGTGGTTGCTCCAGTAGCGCCTGTTGTTCTCTAAAATACTGTTGCCTAATGGCTTCAGGACTCTCACCTAGATATTGTCTACCGAGGCCAAATAGCGTCTCTGCTACTGCTGGAGCCGCCTCTGCCTGCCCCAGGCTTGTACCGTACAATGCAGATAGTCTGTTCTGCAGTGCCTGTACCTCTGGTGAGGCTTGGTAGCCTGCGCCAGTTAACCTACCACCATCAAAAGCAAACTGAGAAGTACCGAAGCGAGAGGTAATACCTACTGGCCTAAATCTGGCTTCCTCTGCCGCTATTCGTGCTGCTTCCAGTTGGGCATCTGCCGATGTTCTTGCCGCTCTTTCAGCAGATCTGCCTGCCATAGCAGAGCCAAGTAAACCTGCACCTCCAGCTATTACCGCTGCTTCAATACCCATAACTATCTCCAGATATAAATATCATAATTTTTACTATCATTTCCTTTAATAGAATGCAGATAAGAAAAATTAAAAATCTTTAAAAACTTTTCATGTTTCTTATCTTCCGGAGTATGAAGAGCAAACAATTCTTTACCACACTCATCAGTCAATCTTTTAAACCACAACTTTAAATTATGCTTTACTGCTTTATTCCATTTAGTTAATACATCACAGTGTATAAACCAATAACCATCAACATCCTCTATGTACAAAATAAACTGATCTGTCTGTACTACTGGTACCTTCAAGCAGTCCGCTTCCACATATAAACTGTGATGTACGGCGGTAGGTTAGCATTGGTGCCTGATGAACCTTCAGTGCTGTTTGCAACAGTAATACCAGTAGTTGCCGAACTCATAGTCAATTGTGTAAACTGTTCTCCACCATTAGATAAACCAGCAGTGCCTCCAGCACCGGAGTTATAAACAGCTCTGTTTGTTGGTGATAGCGTATGGGTATGGCCTGGGTCTGTTACAGTGGCTGTGTGGGTGTGGCTGACAACGATAGCATCCTTAGAACCACCAGTCTCTTCAGCAGTATCAAACAGCGTATCAGAGGCATTGAAACCAACCATCATACGACCAGCACCAAAGGCGGTCCATGTGCCGAATCCTAACAGGGTTCCTGGGTTGGTGCTGTTGGTAGCATTGATGTAGATAGAGCCAACAGGATATGCTGCCTGTAGAGCAGTAGTAACAAACGCTGTGGTAGCAATCTGTGTTGTATTAGTGCCTGCCGATGCAGTGGGTGCCGCTGGCGTACCAGTAAAGGTAGGAGACGCCGTGTCTGCTTTGGTTGCTACAGCAACAGCAATAGCATTAAACTCATCATCAATCTCTGTACCTTTAACAACCTTTAATGGATTTCCAGTAGAAAGTCCATCTTTAGTTGCAAAGTTAGTAGCTTTAATGTAATTAGACACTTATATCTCCTAAATAATCTTACCTAACTTAGCATAACAATCAATCTTTTGAATTGACACTGCTTCAGTATTAATTTCCGTTTCAAATCCTAACTGTATTACTACACCAGCACCGCCTACTTGTTCTGTAAACTTTGCAATAATACGGTTAGAAGAATACTCAGCAATGTTGTATTCCCCTGTACCATACTCAGAAATATCCGCTGCTGGTAATGTTTCTGTTACAGACCTATAAGCATCTTTATAGTCAAATCCGTATTTAGTCACTACCTCTTGTTGAGAGCCACCAACAACAACCCAGTTTACTCTCTTTAATAGTTTCTGTATTGTAGGCTTCTGTAAGTCAAAATAGTTAGTAAAATAAATCATTCGATACGTTTCAGTATCGTCTAAATAATTATCATACAGACCAATATACCCAGTCATGCCTAGATACATTAGTTTTGCTGAAGTAACAAAGAGTGACTTAGGTTCAATGCTAGTCCAGATTGTTATCCGGCTGGAGCCATCAGGCAAGAATCCGCGCATATCAAAGCAATAGGTTTGCTTTGTTGTTGGTAGAGTTAATAAGTAAAAAGCCTCTACTTCATTATAAACTGCTTTGATAGCTGTCTTAGTTTCGCTGGTAACCAGCGCCATCAACTCATCACGAACATTCTTAGACAAGTCTCTAAACGGTAAAGACTTTTCTTGTATAACACGTGTTAAACTACGAACACCGCCGTTAGACAGGAATATAACATCTGTACCTGTTGATACCACAGAGTCTCTAGCAATGCAACCAACATTAGGAATATATTCTTGTAATGTTAATGTAGTAACATCGATAGGATTAGCATAGATAGCAATGTTGTTGCTACCAAAGATAATTAAAAAACCATTGTGTGCTGCTAGTGCAACAATCTGGTCATTATTAGGGAACACTGAATTTAATGCCAGTGATCCGCTGTCGCCACCATCAAAGTCTGAGCCGTCTAAAAGCCTACTAAAATACACAGTCTGTCTATCACCAACAATGTCTGCTACCCAAATACGGCCATAGGCAGCTAGTGCACAGTTTGGTTTGAAGTCAGATGTAGAATAGCCTGTAGGAAGAGTGCCAATATCACCAAATTGCTGAAAGCCGTAAGAACCAGTATGTGCGTGTGAGGTAGCGCCCAGTTTGTGGAACACCAACATTGGGTGACCAGCTTGCACAAGGAAGGCATGAGGCGATGCGCTAGTACCATCACCATAAGGCAATGCCGCTGCCTGCCAGTGATTGGCAGTGATGGTGTACGCTACATCACCACTATCGGTAGAGTTTCTAACTGTCTTCTGTGTTAATGTTGTAGTACCAGTAAATAGTTTATTGTTACCAGCACTAAGGAACTGATTACCAGAAGCATCCACTAACTCAAACATAAACTGAATAGGATTAGACCCTAAGTCAGTGTTAGTAGTATTAACCTTTGACCAGCCTTTTCTTGAACCAATACGACCAAACTTATCGATAACACAGTTAAAGGCCTGCGATGCAAAGCCAGAGTCTAACTGAATAGAAGACTCTTGTGTATTAAGGCCTGCAAAGCCAGGAGCAGAAATTGTTGCTGTTACTAACTCTTCAGCCATTAAACAGCATCCCAAGTAGTTCCAGCACCATTATGTCCCTGCTCAATAGCAATATAGTCTGCTAGGGTCTGCTGTGCTATTCCAAAGGCCTCAGATGCGCTGATTCCGCCGTCTTCACCACGTTCACGAATAGCCATAGCATAGGCACGAAGAATAACAGGCACATCAGGCACTGTGATGACTGTGGAGTCACTAGCCAGTTCATTTTGTGGTACAATCAAGTCAAAGTCAATGTTGTACACACCATTAGGGACAGGAAAGAATAATACTTTACCGTCACCATTGGAGTCTGCACCTTTATAGCAGAATCGATCAGGAGCACCGCTTTGCTGTGTGTTATTTCGCAGATAGTCTTCCATTACATTTGGATTCTCAATAGAGAGAAACCAATCACTTTCTTGGCTTAATACACGCTTTGTACGGAATCGTAAACCAGCGCCAGTAATGGTGTAGTTATAGACACCGTTGCTAGTAGTGACAGTCTTAGTTGTCTCTAGTGCTGTCCAATCATAAGCATCTTCAACATATCTCTTGGCATCGTTAATAAACTTACCAACTAAAGAAGAATATGAGTTAGCATTATTAGCGGGCACCTCTGCTTCTCGCAAGCGGACAAGCAAATCGTTAATCATCTGCAGGTAAGTCTTGTTAGCCATTTAACAGTCCCATTTCTTTAATGCCAGTGCCTTGCGAGTAGGCCTGCCTTTAGAATCCTTCATAGGCCCAGGCATACCCCCCATACGAGCACAGAATGACTTACGCCGTGCTGCAGCCTTGGGAGACTTTGATGCCTGTTTAGCAGACACTGGTGGCTTTAGGTTAGCGCCTTCTTTATTCTTGAAGTATGCTCTACCTTTAGCATTTAGGCCGCCTTCAGGATTCTGATAGACTTTTTTGACCATTATTTCTTCGCAGTCTTTTTAGCTTCTCTAAATGCTTTGGCTGTAGGAGCACCTTTAGTGCCTGGCTTACGCATCTTCTCGCCAGAGCCTTCTTTAATGCGCTTGCGTTTGGCTTGGATGTTAGCGTAGAGTCCTGGTTTCATCGTCCACGACCAGCTTTCTTCTTAGACATACCAGTCATTGCTAGGCCAACAGCAACTGCCTGCTTCTGAGGCATACCTTCTTTACGAAGTTTACGGATCTTGTCCGATGCTGCTGCTTGTTTACCCTTCTTGGTGTAAGGGTATTTCTTTCCGTCTACCATTGGCATACTATTCTCCTTTAGAATTGGAACTGAACTGTCATTTCAGGCATGAACTCTACAGTTGCTATGTAGGTTACTGTGTTAGTGCTAGAGTTTTGCACACGAATCTCATCACCAGCTTGTAAAACTACCTCTGCCTCTCCATCTAATCTAATAAAATCACCAGCACCTAAGTTCTTACCACCAACAATGAAGTATTCAGTGTTAGTAGAGACATCATACCAATAGACCTTTGGAGTGTCATTGCCGGTAAGACTAATGATATACATTAACTGCCAAAGACCAGTATTCTTGGTAGGAACCGTAAGAATAGTATCCTTGGTGGTGGTGGTCTTAGTTGTAACAGCGGAGACTTTTCTGGTCATTTCTTACCGAGCCACTTCTGTACAGTATCAGTTTCGTAGATTCTAAAGGAAGTCCACACAATCGTAAATAAAGCAGCAATAGCGGGTAGAACCTCTGCTAGTGTACCAATAACGGTAGCCACCGATAAAACATCAGTGACTTGCTTAACGCCTTCTGTTGCCTGTTGTGCCATAATTATACCTAGTAGTAAATTGGAATGTAGCCATTAGCGTTCGTAGACCAAGCAACGGTGGCTGATGCGTCTTCATAGACATTGATGTAATCACGACCTGCAACTTTACCAGTAGTACTAGCAAGAACGTCTACTAGCATCGCGGTGTCATAACTATTTGCTGGTACCGGAGCAGAGACTTGATTCTGTACAGGAATGTAATCAATCCACTTCTTTAAACCAGTAGTACTTGCCAACACATTGACAACTATTTTGGTTTCTCCGTTGGCAGTGGCATAGGTGGAAGGATAGCAACGAGGTATCATATTAGGCCTCTTTAGTTTTCTTTAACACCCTTAGTAAAGATGCTAAAGAAAAGCCCCATAGGGGCAAAACCGTTAAGGTTTTATTACCAAGTAGGACGACCAACCAGAACCTTGATAGTTGTCTCAGCAAGGTTTAGCGGATCAGTGCCACTCTCATTTTGGAAGCGTACAGTAACTACGTTAGCAGCAGATACCCAAGCAGTTGCTGTCATACCAGCAAGGTCAACTCCAAGAGAGAAGCCAATAACGATGTCTCCAAGAGCAACACCAGGAACTGCAATAGTATCGCTGTCGCCAGCGCCATCTGCAAGGCTGTCAGCATTGATGGTGGCTTTAACTTCCCACATCTCGCTAAACAGGCCTTGGAACTGTTCACGTCCGCGAACTGAAGTAACTGCGGTTGCGTTTGCCATTTCTTAATCTCCTTTAGTGGTTAATGGGGCCAGCCTTATGAGCCAGCCCCAACTCAGTTATCCCGATTAGGCCGGAACAGCAAGAGCCACTGCAGCAGAGTCAGAAGCACCAGTACGCAGAGCACCAGCACCATACAGCGTGTCAGCGGTCAAGAGCGTACCAAGGTATTCCTGCTTGTACTGGGTCTGCACACGAACACCAAGCTGCTCAACCAGAACTGCAAAGTCAGGATGTGCCAGCAAGCAGATACGGTCTGTAGTAGTATTACCAGCGCCTGTATCAGCATTGGTCGTGACATAGACTTTAACGCCATAGATGTCGCCAATCATGCCGTTGCGGATGGTGTTGCCACCAGCAGCATCACCAGTAAAGGCCTGCTCAGTGAAACGAGCAATACCCATCAGGGTGTTACGGCTTGATGGAGGAACGATCAGGAAACGACCATCCATCGGAACATCGGCATCATCCAGACGCTGAATAGCACGGCGAATACCAACATCGGTCAGTGCAGCAGCGTTAGAAGACGAGGAGTTGTATGCAGTCGAGCCATCCGAACCAATAAAGGCTTTGGTCGAAGCGCTTGAAGAAGCATAGTCATCCGTACCGATGGTAGCACCATTAGCGGCACGACCAAGGCGAACCAGCGTGGTGTCAATCTGACGAGCAAGGCTGTAACCAGCGTCTTCGGTATAGAAACGGCGCAGCGATGACAGAGCCTGAACTTCAGCAAAGTCTTCGATCAGTCGGCTATACTCAAAGTGCTTGTCGATGGTGACAGTTTTTTCCGTGCTGCTCTCGCCAATCAGAGTAACTTGCGAAGAAGCAGTCTTGGAAGTAGCAGAGCCACGACCAGCAACGGGGAAGTGAACCACGTCACCCTTGCGGCCTTTCATGTTCATTTTCTTGAACAGATTAGCAGCAACTAGGTTCTTTTTGTAAGCGGCAACGATTTCGTCAGACCATACCTCAGGTACGAAACCTGCGGTGTTGGCATTCGATTGTGTAATGTTATTGGTACCCAAAGGCATGATAAAATTCCTTTTCTAAAATGTTAAGTTAGTTACCTAACTCTGCCTTCTCGGTATGCCTGCATGATTTCGTCTTGCATCATATCGTATCGGTCAGGGTCAGTTTGCATGAGTTTAATAATGTCTGCTCTACGATAAACCTTCCTAGAAGGCGTTTCATCGCTACCAGATGGAACAGTAGTAGTAGCGGCTTTGACGGCTTGGCTCCTGACTTGTTTCTCTGCGTTGACAGTCTGTGTTGCTACTTGCTTGCGTTCCTTCCATAAGGAAAGAAGTTCATCGCCAGCATCATAGTCAAAAGACCTGTCAGCACGAACAAACAACTCTGCACGAACCTTTGAACCAGCAACCCAATTTTGGAATCCTGGATCAGCAACGATTTCCTGAAAGTCGGGATGTCGTGCCTTTAGTTCATTAAAAGCCTTTGCCTGTTTCATCTCAAAGGAAAGCTGTTCAGCTTCTTTAATCTTTGGATGATTCTCAATTGCCTTTGCTACTGCTCTATTCGGATCAGCGAAGAAATCAGTTTCTTCTACAGGTTCCGATTGCAGTTGCTGTTTTGTCGAAGTTTGGGCTTTGATGAAGTCATCCACAACTTTACGAAGTTCTCCGACCTCACTGCCTTGGCGACCGATTAACTTCTCAGCCTCCATGTGCATCTGAGCAATTTCTTTGGCACTCTTACCCTTATATTTATCAGGGAGGCCTTCATCTTCAACTTGCTCTTGCTGAACTGGTTCTGCAGATTCTGCTTGAGTAGGTTCAGCGGCGATGTCGGTTATAACTTCTTGTGTTTCTTCTTCCTTACCTTCTTCAATAAAACGAGCCATATTGTCTCCCGTGCATATAGCATTTTAGGAAAGCATTTTACAAATGTGAGGGCGTTCCCGTTCCCCTCTAAGAGTTCATCTTCCTTTCGTACTTGATGTGACTCTCGCGTTTACGCACCCATTGGGCAGCGGCGGTGGGAAAAGACCCACTGTAGCCTTCCAACATAAAGTGCGGAGTGCTGATGATTCTAGATGCGTCATTTCCACAGTGAGGACACTGTATGACTGTTACTGAATCATCAACGTATTTTTCACTGACGTGATCCTTCACGCAGCGGAATTCAAATATTCTTTTCGCCATCTTTTAGTTCCTCATAGGTTCGTTGCGACAGTTCCCGTAGTCCAATGAAATAGTCTAGGATGTCGATTTGTCCTTTACGGAACTCGATAGTGTCTTTATCGCAGTTACGGATGTCTTCGTATTGCTGAAGCATCGCTTGCAGGTCTTCGATTAGGTCTTTCCAGCCGGGGTGGATGAAGAGGTCGAACCTGTTATCGTAATATTGTTGTAGTTCTGGCGACATTTTCTTAATTATACCAAAATATTTCTTGACATTCAACTATAAGTATGCTAACATCTGCTGTTTCACAGGAGACTCTATGCCATTTCAATATGTCCTTACCGCTGAAGAAAGAACTAATTTATTAACCTGGGCCAAGCAAGGCTTTGGTTATACTGAAATAGCCAGTAAACTAAATAACAAAGTCTCTAAGCAAAGAGTAGAGCAAATATGTAAAAAGAATAACATCAAGGCAACTGAGATTAAGCGTCAAAAGAGGCGCGAACAATTCGAGGCCAAGATGCAAGCTAAGTGGGGTAATAAATGGAAAGACATGGAATACCGTAAGTCTTTTATTTATACCGCCATGAGAGAGAAGTTCAAAGCCAAAAAAGCAAACTCTCTTCGTGTTGGAAAAGAGTTCTCAATTGAGTTTGGTGATATTGACTTCCCTACTCACTGTCCTATCCTTGGGATAGAACTTAATTACTTCAATGAAGAAGGCTACTTAGATGATTCTCCGTCCTTTGATCGTATAGACCCACTAAAAGGCTACATCAAAGGTAATGTCGCTATAATCTCTATGAGGGCTAACCGCATTAAGAATAATGGTACTGCCGAAGAACATGAGAAAATTGCTCAGTTCATGCGGCAGCACAGAATTACTTAGCAGTCCTCTGCACCCTCAAACTCAGGCTTTTGCTTGATGATTGCGTAGAGTTGGGCACGGTCTGCACCAGCGACATACTCGTCACCAGCGATCTGAACCTTGCCAGCGGCTAGAGGCTGTTTCTCAGCGGCACGAGCCTCGGCAGATGCGTAGCCATAAAAGGTCACCTCAGTTCCCTTGCCTTTGAAGTCCTCTTGTACGGCTCCGATGTTCCAATACTGCGCCTCTACACCAAACTCAGTCATTACAGATTTTTTGAGTGCCATGTTTTCTCCTTGATTAAGTAACTACTGCTAGTTTACGAATTGTTCCACCTGCGTCTTTGATCTCAATGTAACCAGAGATTGTTAATGCTGTTGCTGTGTGCGTACCAAAGCGAACCAGTCCTGTACCTTTTGGTGTTAGTGCTAGGTCGATGTTGGTGTCAGTTCCAAGAGTTTGAAATTCAGGGGTAGATCCAGCAGGAGCGCCAATAACCGCGCAATAATTTGCAGGGGCGTTAATATGACGAACACGGAACTGGATTGCCGTTACGCTTGACGCAGTTGAGAAACGATGTTCACCAGTACCTTTTGTCGTATACAAAATTCCAGGATTTGTATCAGAACCTTGCGCCGATAACTGCGGATACCCTGTAGTAGCGTTACCAGTAACCTGCACATAGTTCACAGCAGAGGCGGTGTTGCTGACTCTTAACTGCTCACCACCACCAGTATTTAACTTAACAGCACCAGTTCCTTTAGTAGTCAGGTTTAGGTCGATGTTGGTGTCTGTTCCGGTTGAAACAATACTTGGAGAAAGGTTAGTAATTGAACCATTTAAGGTAAAATAATTAACACCAGAGGCCGGTGATAACACATCTAATGATGTAACACTATTAGTCAGTAATGAAATTGAACGATTACCTTTACTGGCAAGCTGCAACCCAATATTTGCATCAGAGCCTTGTGCAGAAATAACAGGGCGAGATGTGGTTGCATTACCAGTAACCTGAACATAGTTGACTGCAGAAGTTGTTGGGGCAACAAGAAATTGTGTTCCGCTATTGCCCATACTTATGTTACCAAGCGCACCGGATACAGCCGAGCCGATGTTAATGGTCGTGGTAGACCCAGAGACACCAGCGGTTCCGATGTTGACTGCTTTTGTCGTTCCGTTGGTAGTTGCGCCAGTACCAAGGTTTAGGGTCTGTGCGCCTGTGGACTGGCCTACTGTAATTGCTGATGTTTGAGCTGTGCCACCAAGAGTTAAAACTCCAGTAGTTAATCCAGTTCCAATTGATATGTTGCTTCCAGCAGTTGAAAAATTAATTGAGGAAGCTGCAGTTAAACTTCCGTTGGCTGTTACAGCACCGTCTACATAGACATTATTATCATAATAAGTATTTCCTTCTATGTAGCCTTCGCCACTTACATAGAATCTATCGGTTGTTGCGTCTATCGTATTAGTAACTGTGTTGTATTGATAAACTGCATCGGTAGTTAAGCCAACCACATAAACTCTGTTTGCCGCAGTTGAATCTATAAATAATCCAGTTGGGCCTGTTTCTTGAAATCCAACATAGATATTGTTTACGCGCGTAGCGGTGCTGATATTCCAGGCGGTTCCAAGCGTATATTCATTTATGTCATCACCAGTAGAGCCAAGCACCCACATCTTTGTTCCGTCTGCGCTTAGATTTACTTGTTGTGGATTAGATTCAACAGATGCAACGCTAAAAGAAATGCTTGCATAAGAAGCGGTTGAAATATCCCAAGGTGTGCTTAATGTGTATTGGTAAACCGTGTCATTAGTCGCTCCAACAATATACATGGTCGTGCCATCAGGCTTAAACCACATACCAGTTGGCGCAGAGTCTTGGGTTGTTACGCTAAAGGATTTGGATGCGTAGGTTGCGGTTGTTATGTCCCACGCTACGGATAATGTGTATTGGTAGACGGTATCGTTTGTTTGACCAAGCATGAACATCGTCAGACCATCGTCTTTGAAAAAAACATCAACAGGTGTGGTGTCTTGTGTTACTCCTGTTGATACCGCAGTAAATGTTGCGGTAGAAACATCCCACGCAGTCCCAAGAGTGTATTCGTTTACATCATCACCAGTCGAACCACAGACATACATCTTGGTTCCGTTTGAACCAATAAATAATCCTTGGGGGTTATTTTCCTGCCCCACAACACTCACGGTCTTACCAGAGTAAACCCAGCCAGTAATGCCTGTGTCGATTGTCAGGGTTGCGTCTGTGGTGGGTGCGTCTAGGGCTAGAGTAGTAAAAGTGCCTGCTGCTGGGGTGGAGCCGCCGATGGTAGTGCCGTCTATTGAGCCGCCAGTGACTGTTACACTGTTAGCATTCTGTGTAGCAATAGTGCCAAGACCTAGATTAGTCCTAGCATTGGGTGCAGTAGTAGCGCCAGTACCGCCATTAGCAATTGGTAGAGTACCAGTAATGTCTGCGGTAGAGATATTGATCTGGTCCCAGGCAAGGTTGGAGCCATCAGTGGTTAGATATTTACCAGAGTTGCCTGACTGAGTAGGAATAATATCGCCTCTAGTCATAAAGGCGTTATATTGCTCTGCTACTGCTGTTGGAACGACTAAACCAGCATCAATCTCATCGCCATTAGACAGTGTAATGACTAAGGAGCCATCAAAATCAATCTTAGCATCAACAACAGAGACACCATCCTTGCCATCTACACCATCAATACCATCCTTACCCTGTGCGCCATTGAGGCCAGCAGGGCCTGGTAGGCCATCTTTACCGTCTTTGCCGTCTTTACCGTCTCTGCCGGGAGCACCAACCATTGCTGGTGTTGCCAACAGTTCTTGGAACTTGTCATTTAGGCGGCTTTCGATCTGTTTTAGAGCGTCTACCACCATCTTAGCGTTTTTACCTACCTCTTCTTCACGCTTTTGACGAGCAGCCTTAATGGTTTGTTCAATTTCAACCAATGCTTGTTGCTGTTCCTCTAAGGAAACAGACTCAGAACCTATTTTTTTAATAAATTCTTTGATGTTAGGCATTGTTTTCAATCTCTTTTGTTATTTTATCAAGAAATTCTTGCTCAGTTTTGCCGATAGTAGCAATTTTCTCTGCCATTTGCAACTCTACTATCTTGGTATTATTTTTAATATCGGCTTCTTTGAGCATCAGTTCAGCAATTTTAACACGCCTATCGAACTCTTTCTGTGCTTGGTCGTCAGCGGTGGGTAGATTTTTACTCACTGCACTGAGTACTTTTGCACGAGTCTCTTCTGGCATCATCTGAGCCTCTACAACAGCCTTGGCAGCTTCAGCCTGGTCTTTCTGTGCCGATGCCTCCAACTGTTTTACCTGTGCCTGTGCCTGAGCCAACTGCAACTGTAGTTGAACTTGCTGGATCTGAGACTGTTCAGGCGTGGGTTGCATTGCTTGGTCAAGTTGTGCAGCCAACTTCTCACGGTCAGCAAGGCCACTATTCTCAATAATGGACTTCATCACTATCGGCACAACAGGACTATCTGGTCCAAGTGTCTTCAACAGGTTCATAAACTGCATCTGCTCATATTCACGAGCAATGATACCAAGATTAGAAGAAGGAACAAAGATAAAGTCTTGTGCAGGATAGCGCTCAGGATCAAACTGCATAAAGCGGTATGCAGACTTAGTTACAAACGGTATTAAGAACTGCTCTTGGAAGTTGACTAAGGTGCGCTTATTCTTCTTAATGATTGCTGATAGTGCTGGGGACATACCAGCCATATCACCAGTGGTGCCAGCATTTAGTTGTGCAGAGTCTACTGTACCTGTTGCCATTAGCAGCATCTGCATAAACTGGTTAGCAGTGGCAAGGTTGCCTGGGTCAGTATTACCAAACTTAAATGGTTGCAGAATCTCTGCTGGATTACCATTAGTTAGGATAGTCTTACCTGGCCTTACCTCAAACTTAGCACCACGAGGCAGACGAGTAGCATCAATACCCATCATAGGCACAGTAGTCAATGCTAGGCTATCTAGATGACTACGAATTTGTGCATCGATGGCTTTCTGGCAGTTATAGCCTTTTTCAGCGATGCCACGGCCCCAGAAACGATTGGGCATGGAGTCATACTGGAAAGCCACCACAGGACGGTCTTCCATCATGTATGGCGACTGTTCTGCCTTGAGTAAATGCTCATCGTTAGCGATAACAATAATGGCTTCTACCAGTTCTGTGTACTCTGCTGCTTCGCTACCAAACTCTTCTTGCTTTTTGCTAAAGAGTTCCATAATCTTTTCACCGTCTTCCTCAAGCATGAACTTGGGAATAAGGCCGTAGTAGCGTAATAATTTAACCTTGTCTTGCTGATACTCAATGTCTTCCTGTACTGGCTCTAAGTCATCTTCGACTGCGGCGGGGCCAAGGTTTTCTACTTTCTTATAAACACCAGCCTCCATACCAGCAACAACGCTGTGAATGGACACATACTCTTCAATAGCACAGCCAAGAGCATCTTCAATGCTGGTGGCATTGGGATCAATTAAGAAGTTCTTAGGGTTAATTGGCTTTAGACCAACAACGAATCTAGGTACTTCTTCAACACCAATGGCAGCAACACCCATCTCTACTATGGGCCTCATCGCTGGTCTTAGTTCTGTCTTTTCTGCGATGGTAATCTCACCAATGCCAGTGCCATACACAGCACCAAGAAGAACAATATCAGATACTGACTTACGGACTTTCTCTTTCTTAAAGTCCTCTACCATCTGATTTTTAATCTCTTCTACATCAATCTTATTGTTGTCTGCTCTGTCGTCAATGATGTCAAAGAACTTCTCACCACGACCAAAGATAGCCTCTTCGATCTCAGCTACTGAAGTCTCAATTGCTTGCTGTAGTGCAGGCGTAACAATCTTGGAACGCTCAGAGTCACGAGTGGCATCCTCACCAGCCCAGATACCACGCCAGAGGCGCTCATATTCTTTCCAAGACTCTAGATAGTTCTCATCACGTTGGTTACGCCAGTTCTCACAGCGAGACATCACCCAACTGGTAATCTCCATCTCTTTAGAGTTGTACTGTTGTTCTTCCATCACAGATCCTCTTCGGTGGTGTTAGAGAATAAAGAAGCATACTCCATCTCTGGTTGTTCCTTCTCTACAGGCAGAAAGATCTTATCGTCTTTTAGGCCTACTTCTTTTGCTTTAGTAATAATCTTCATTAGACACTCAGCGTCTAACTTATCATCTAGTTCTTCTTTAATTGTTTCCCATACATCAGGATTGGAAGACAGAGTATCCCAGTTTAGTGGAACGTAAGATTCTTCCATTTCTTCATTATTATTTTCGTAGTCCATCTAGGTCTCCTCAATATCCAGCAACGGCATCCATTGGTGTAAAGTTATCTTCATCTATGTAGGTTGCGTATTCAGCAATAGCGATCTGGTCAATGTAACTAAGTGCATCAATCAGGTCATCGTGTACTTGGGTGTTGGGGAAGTTAAGTAGTTCATCAGTTATCTCAGACACCCACTCTTTGTCATTGAATATGATTTTACCATGTTCAAAGCGACCCTGCAAGGACCAAGTAATCCTATCTGCTTTTTTCTTATTACCGTGTGTTAGGTCTTCAATACGAAAGTAACTATTATACTTACGCATCAGGTCAGACAAGTATGGCAAGACTGCATTCTTTAGTGCACCACGTTCGATGCCAACACATAGTGGTTCATAGTCTCTAACAGCATCAAAGATTCTTTGTGCAGTGTCTTTGATGTCCCATCTGCCATACTCAATATTAGCAACCCACCATGTGCCATCAGCACAGACCTTGACTACAGCGATAGCAGACTGGTCTAGTCTTTTCTTTTTTGCAGTGGTAGCAACTGCTACATTCTCAAAGCCAGCAAGGTCTACAGCAATATAGTAGCGGCCATCCTTTGGTTCTTCTTCGTCTACCTTGATCCATTCTTCTTTAAAGATGCCACCGGAGGCTGCTTCAAAGGAGGCCATGAACTCAGTCCTGAAGGCGAAACTGGACATACTTTTCTTGGCGGTTTCAATCTCTTTTGGGTCCAGCAGTGGGTTATCAAAGCTGGTGAAGTGCCAAGACTTGTAGTTATCATCTTTGTTATCTAGTCCATACTGGTAGAGTTCATAGAAATGATTTCTACCCATGGGTGTACCAATGAACAGTGCCTTGCCTTTTAAGTCTGCCAGTGCTGGTCTAAGAATCTGTTCAAACACAGCAGGCTTCATGTCTGCGTATTCATCTAGCACAACAAACTTTAGACTGACACCACGCATTGTCTCTGGTCTATCTGCACCTTTAAGACTGATCTGTGCACCGTTGACCAGACGAATCTGCATATTATTCACATGACTAGATTCAATGACTGGGTGACCAAGTTCCAATAACGTGAGCCACATAATATCTCTGGCTTGTCCCTGTGTAGGAGCAATATACCAGACATGGCCTTTATCAGTCTGTAGTGCCTCGACTATGAGCATCCAGGCTGCTAGTCTACTTTTACCAGTTCTACGGCCAGCAGCAACTACCTTGAAACGAGTATCATCGTTCCATACTTCTTGTTGCCAAGGAAGTAACTTAATCTCTAGATTCAAAGTCTACATCCTCAGCGTCAATAACATCATCTGCTTCTATCTTTGTATCAGCAATGCCGCTGATGTTGATAGTTATGCCAGCTTTACCGCCAGTCTTATCCTTCTCAAAGTAAGACAGCGGTAACAGCCTATCGGCACACATCTTGAGCATCGCTGCCTGGTCCTTATCGGTAGGATCCAAGGCTTTCTTGATGATAGTCTCAATGATGTGGTCACCTTTGGTGGTG